CCGTTATACATATCAGCAAACGAGTTTTTAAATGAGGTCCACCAGTTATCAGTACTTTTTAGCTCTGTAAACGTGTCTACTAACTTCTGCGCTGAATCACTAAGTTCCTGTAAAGAATTAGAATATGCTAGTACTTCTTCCGAAGAGAAGTACTCTCTGGACTTATAAAAGTCTAGCGTCCTGGTAAATCCCTCTACTGCTTCTTTTGAGGTATCTATTGCGTGGGCGAACTCTTCCGCCTGTTTACTATTTTTTGTTAGGAATGAATCAAGTATTTCAAATACTGCAACAGCAACACCTATATATCCCATTAATCTACCAATAGAAGATATAAATTTGGTAACTGCGCCTACGGTACCGAAGACACCTGCCTGTAGTTTTACAAATGCCGCATCTAGTTTACCAACTTTTGTTCCGGCTTCTTTACTCTTATTTAGATCGTTATCAATCTCTTTAAGAGCTGCTAACATTCCAACAGTCTGAGACTGCTCCATGAAGTTATCTAGTGCTTTTGCTCTTGCTGCTTTAGTATTTGCAGAATCAGCAATTCTCTGATTCTGTGCCTGCGTAGACATATAGGGTGCTTTCTTTGCCTCAGCCTCTGCGTATGTCCTTGCGGCTATATCATATGCTTCCTCTGCTCTTTTGGCTTCGCGAATAGCTGAAGCTATATCTCTATAGGTGGAGGCTACTGAAGAATTCTTCGAGGCCAACTTATCTAGTTTAGATAAGTCCTTGTCAGAGATTTCACGTACATTTGCTGTATTGGCTAGATCAAGAGCCCATGGAGTTATTTTAGTGCTTTTAACTTTCGACTTTGCTACTTCTCTTTCAGCAGTAATGGCCATTTTTTCAAGATGGGCCTGTCTTAGATCTGCCTCTTCCTCTAAGCCCCTCTTTAGATCAACTAAGGATTTTAGTTGTGAGGCTTTGGCACTATCTGCACGCTTCTGAGCTAGCTCCGCGGTCTCTGTTACCGCTTTTTTAATATTCTCACGATAACTAGACAGGGCTGGGATAGCCTGCTTAATTAGCATTGCTGCCATACCAGTCATTAGAATCCCTAGCGCAGTAGGGGACTCTGCCAGTATCTTAGCTATTGGAGTTAATACTGTATTTAGTAGTTCTCCACCAGAATATAGTAAGTTAGTAAAGGTAGCCTGTAATTTACTATATGGATTAGAATCTATGTTTATCTTGCCAAACTTGTCCTCAGCCTGCTTTAGGGCTGCGTTTGCAAATGCCTGTCTCTTCTCAAAGTCTGTTAGACTATTAGCAGTTTTACCTACACTAAGTGCGTAATCTTGAGCAGCCTTATCTACTCTTACAAATATACCTATTTCATCAAGTAGTTCTGGTTCCATCTTGGTAATACCACGAGATAGTCTATTTAAAGAATCTCCCATATCTCTACCAAGTGCTTGGGAAGCCTTTTTAGCTACAGAAGCCATGCGCTCTATCTGGGTGCCACTCATACCAGCTGAGGAGGCTTGAGCCACGGCAGACATAGCTTCTTTCAAGCTAACAGCACCATCAGTAAGATCGGATACATGCTTTGACATAGTACCCAGATTTTTTCCACTAGCGGCTCCAAGCTGGTCTAAACCCTTAATCATATTACTATAATCAGCAGCTCTTGATAGTGCAGTAAATGCAGCACTTACAGCAAATAGATTCGCTGCGAATGTAGCATATACGTGAACTAGCCCACCCATGCCCTGGGCTTGCTTGGCGAAGTCTCTACCAGCTGCGCCTGTTTGGTTGCCTAGGCCTTTGGCTAACCTATTAGATTCAATATCATTAACTGTATTGAGTGCGGAAGTCTGACTAGCGGGTCTAATACCGGAAGCTGCGGTCTTTGCTTTATTTAGTTCGCTTGTAAGCTTTTTTGTTTCTTGTGTAACTCTATTAATGCTGCCATTATCGGAAGCATTAATGTTTACTTTAATCTCATTACTCATTTGTTACCTCACTTAAAGCATTACGTACTTTAATATTTGAACTACCCCTATTATACCACTAGGGCAATTTAATGTCAATGATGAATTTTTATTACACAATAAAAAACCCGCCAGATTTACTTGGCGGGTTTTTTATCATTTATCAGCTTTCCTCTTATACTATCCAGTAACTGGATAATACTAAAGCAGAGCTGTTTATCATCTACTTTTGCAATATCAAAAATATCTGATATTCCTGATAGTACCTTTCCAAGGTATATGCCGTTCATAGAGTCCCAGTTATCCTGTAACATATTATAAACTGACATAGCTTCTTGAATATCATCAGGTAGATCCTCAAATTCAACTGGTATCTCTGAATCTACAGGATCGGATCCTAGCATTTTACACATCTCGAAGTAGGTATCTCTACTTACTCCGGCTTGTGCGTTCTGATAGAAGGATCTTACTTGCTCTGTGACAAGGCCCCACTGGGCTGCTGAAAATTTGCTAGGTCCGTAACGGTTTCGCTAATATAGGAGTCGAAATCCGCACTAGCCTTCATCAAGTACAAAGCATTATCACGAGAATAGCCAAGAGTATCTTCGGCTTTCTGTGCACTAACATCTACAGGTGCCAGTTGCTCCAAGTAAGAGAACTTAAGGCCTGTCCAGCCCTTAACACATGCATCTACGTAAAGTTGTAGGAATAGTTCTTCATTCAGCGATTCAACTGGCTGACGATTTTTGAACTCTACTTTGGTCGCCTTTTTTCTAATTTTTGTTAGTTCTTCGCGTGAGAGAAAGGATAAACTTAGCTTAAAGCCTTCGTATCCAGGAAACTCAACTTCTACCGATTTGGTAGGAACTAGGAGACTCTTTAGACTAATTGGTTCTGACATTTTTTATTTTACCTTAAAGGAGAAAAGAGGGGTGGGTAAGCTTTTATCCCACCCCCTGAAACATTTTACAGTGAGTAGTAACGAATTGTTAGATCGTTAGTGTTCTCAATATCGTAAGTATTTCCTGCAATCGCAGAAGCAGTGGACTGAGCATTAAATGTAATGGCTGTGGAAACCACATCACCAATATTAACACTAGGGATACCGATCATTGCACCAGGCATATTCATCTCAACACGGGTACCAGAGGTAGAACCACCAATATCTAGTTCTAGGCGGTACTTAGTCTCAGTATTTGAAGCTGAAGATGTCAGAATGTCCTGAAGTAGTGTTGCTGTTTGGTTACCCGAACCAGTACGTAGGTAAGCATTTAGCGAACCACTTACTGAGCGAGTACCGGTGTAGTAACCAATTGGAATATTAAGAACACCAATGTTATTTGGAGTTACATAATTAATATTGTTGGCAATAGTAATATTACCACCAGTTAGAACTACAGAGTACGCTGTGCCACCAATACCACCAAGATTGCTCTGCAGAGTAACTGTAGAGAGCTTGTTAGTAATATAGTTAGCAGTAGTAACCTTACCAGTTGCAGTACCTGTTAAACCACCAGTCATAACTGGGTTAGCAGATGCATCCAGTACTACGGAGGTAGCTAATTGATTCAGTTTAGTGCCTTTTGCAGACCACTGGATGGTAGCAATAGCATCTAGACCAAAGTCAAGCTGGGCCTGATCAAGGGCACAGTTATCAACAGTATAAGTACTTCCGTCTACAACGAAGATGAAACCAAGTGCTTGCAGCTGATTCTTATTAGAATTAGCCATAGTAACTTGACCATACGAAGTAGTAACGCCAGTAGCTGTTGGATATTCTTGCCAAGCAGCTTGTGTGAACTTAACTGCAGCACTAACAGTTACGTTAGTAAGAGTAGTAGTAAGTGCAGCATCTGGAGCTGTTAGGTAGTCAAATACAAGAGCAGAGGCAGAGCTAGATACAACCTTAATAGGAGTATTAGCTACAGGAGCACTAGTACCTGTCATACCAGTAACGTTATAAACGCTACCAACTGTCAGAGTGCTAAGTGTAGAACCACTGATAGTACATAGAGAAGCCGTAGTAGAAGCACGGGTAACCGTAGCAACTGGAGTACCACCAAGAGTGGTACCGGATACGGTAGCACCGGCTTGAATAGTACCATCAATACCTACTGAACCCATAAGAGCATTCCACAGTACACGTTCTTCGGCAGTAGCTTGGTTAGAGGCTAAGCGAGGGCGGATGTATGTAGAGAAGCTAATATCAACTGGATTAAGAGCTGTATTAAAAGAGCGCTGACCACGAATAGGTGTAAGACCTGCTTCGTTAATATTAATATTTGCAGTATTTGTGCCCTGGGAGAACGAGAATCCGTCCAGTACTTGGAGTTCCCAAGTATTTGCAGTAGTGAAACCAGAGGTTAGCACCGCACCAGTAGCAGTATTAAGGTTTGTAGTAGCAAAAACTCTACTATTTCTAGCTAAATTATAAGCCATATTGTTTCCTTTAAATATGGTTATGTTCTAATAGTACTGTGACTAGATATTTATCTGTACGTAGTATTATAGAACAGGATACTGTACAGTAATATTAACTTCCCCAACCCCATAAGGCTCTAATAAGCCCTCATCCGTGACAATGGAATTGATCAGAATTTCAGTGGTTTGGTGACCGGGTTTGGATACATCATATACTAGTGTACGGTTTGCGTCTATGACCTTTTCAACATCTTCTAGTAGGTCTTCTAACTGTGCTGCTGGATCTTCACCCTTAACATAGACTTTTAAGGATATTCCTAGAAATGCCCACTTAAAACCTCCTGGAAGGTAGTCTCTTGTTTCTGAGCCTGTGGACATATAGACAGAGGGGAAGTTCGATACTTCATCCCAAAACTTCAGTTTAGGGTATGCATTGGAGTAGATATTTGTTAAGTACCCAGCAGAACCATCTATACCATTAAGTTTCTCGGCCAGGGCCTTTACAATCTTGGTTCTTACGCTCATAGTCGTACTGCCCTCATCTTATTCTTTACCATAGCTGAAGCTATTTCTCTAATAGACTTCGATATGAGCAATTTAGGGTCTCTGGAAGCAGGTTTGCCCTGCTTAAATCCCGGCTCAAAGGTTTGATATGGGTACTTCATATAACTATAGAAGGCAGAAATCATGCCCTCTCTTGACTGAGACATACGCTCAACTTTTACTGAGTCAGCGAAACGGCCACTACGTAGGTTAAGTATATCTTTACGATTTCCACTACCCATATTACGCTTAATCTGCTCAGATAGTGCCTGATTCAGTAGAAGCTGTAGACTGGCAAGGCTGGTGAATTTACCTGTTTGTAGGTTACGCAACCTTAGAGGGCTGCTCTTCTTCACCTTGGACTTAGCAGAGTTAAGTACCTCAATAGTATTCTTAATAGCTGTATTAATAGCCTTAGGGCCTTTAGCTACTTTAATAATAGTAGTTTTTGAGGATACCCTAGTTACTACCTCAGGTAGTTCTTTACCCGTTTCTATAATACTTTGGATATTAACACCTATACCTTTTAGTATAGGCACGGAGCCTGGTGACTTTATTAAGGCATCCAGAGTCTTGGAATTGCTTAATATACTCTTAGCTAGAGTTATTTCGGCTTCCGTAGTACTGTTTTTCTGTAAGGCTTTTGCTTCAGATATAATAACCTTATTTAGGTTAGCTAAGGAGCCTATGAACTTCTTATAGTAAAAATTACCATCGCTAGAGAGTGCTCCTGAAGCCAAAGTTTTGATTAAGTTATTAATGTGCCCTCCGGCAGCAATAAGTAGCTTACCGGCATCTTCATTCTTTGACTTAAACTGCATCTCAGTTTCCATTGAAGGATTACTACCCAAAGCCTTCTTAGTAGAGGTAGTCATTAGTTCTACTTTATCTACAATATTTGAAGTTAGGAAGTCAGCATCTAATAAGGCTTTTATTATTACTTCTAGATCCTTCTCTAGGTCTTTGCTTTCTTCTGAGTCTGATATAGTAACTGAAATATCTCTATAAGTATTCCCAGTTACCTCAATATCCGCTGAGAATGCCTGCTTTACCTTTAGTGAGAATATACCTGCTAAGTGACCAGCCTGAATATTATCAGAAATATAGGCCTTTAGGGCTTCTTTAGTGGCTTTTTGTGCACCAGTAGACTGAATTGCTTTATCTATGTACTCTATAAACTTTGTTTTTTGGGTTTTCTGTGGTATGTTAGCCCGGGCACCTATAACACCCTCACCGAAACTATGTATATTAGTATCGGACGTCATAAACTGTACAAAGTCTATGTAGTTTACAGATTCCATAACTTTAGCAGCCCATTTCTTTAGTACCGGAGTAGGGGCATTGCTCTCTATATCTTTTATAATAGAGTTAAGACCGTCCTCAGTAATTAGGGCAGTATGTCCTGAATCTTTTGAAGTAAAAGCCTCTCTAAACGCCGTCTTATCTACTACTTGTGATGCTAGGTCTTTCATAGTGCCTGGGCCAAGAGTGCCCAGCTTTACTACGTTATTACGGTAGTTATCAATTATCCTATTACGAATAGTTGCAGATAGTTCTGCCGCACTCATTTTAGTTCACATTCGCAATATATAGGTCAAGAACTCGGGCGATATGAGAAGGTAGAGTATTCTTTGTGATATACTCAATCTGTACAGTATTTGCACCTGCGTTACGCTGAGACTTAACGGCCATATCGTTCTTAAGATAGTAAGTAACTAAGTCCATAACTGCTACTTTTAGGTCTTCAGGTAGTACTTCATATCCTGCTGTATAGGTTACCTTATACCCATTAATATACGGAGTAAACTCTGACGTACTATTAATTGGTTTTAGTATAGCTTCTTCTATATCTAGAACGAAGTCAGTATACTCTGTTAGACTTGTGTATGTTTTTCCATAGTCTACAGAATATTCTACTGACTGGACTGATATAACAGGGTATTCTGATAGAAGTAAGAAGTCGCCGCCTTTGAATACTTCTACTTTTGCATCATCAATATAGTCATTAAAGGCTCTACGACAGTAGGTCTTTGCTAGAGCACTAACCTTAGGGATAAGATTAGATATGGCTATATCTTGGCCGGGGCTGGTAATTCCGGCGTATAGCTTATACTCTGATAAAGTTACTAGATTTGTTGCCATTATTACTCCTTAAATTCTTTTATAAGCATACTAATAAAGTATGCTTATAAAAGAGGGGACCGAAGTCCCCACTTTATTATATTACGACCAACGCAGAGCAGAAACACCAACACCGTTAACGGTAGAAAGTTGGGTAAGACCAGTACGAAGAGAAGCAACAAGAACTTTACGTTGAGTTTCAACCAAGTCCTGAGTATCAAAACGCAGACCACGCTGGTTACCGGCTAAGAAGTTAGCTGGAGCAACACAGATTGCACCGATATTTGTAGTAGCAGTTGCAGCACCGCCAGCCTTAGATGCGAAAGCATCAGAAACTAGAACTGGAGTATTACCAAGAACACCTACTTGACCAGTCAAGATGGTAGCACTAGCGCCAACCTTGTCCATTGTCTGGAACACGGTATCATCAAGAAGATCGTAGTAAACTTCGGTAGATACAACGTAAGCAAGTTCAGCTGGGTCAAGACCCCAAGCGCCAAGATCTTTACGCAGAGCGCGAAGGTTAGCGATAGTAGCCACACCAGTGTTAGTAGGAGTTACGACGGAAGTAGCGTCGTAAATCGAAATACCCTTAACAGGATCAGAACCAGAACCAGCACCTAGCAAGTATGCCTTGTCAACAGCACGAGATACACGGCGAACCATAGCATCACGGATGATCGGCAGAAGAACCAGAAGAGAATCTTCTTCTTCTTCATATGCAAGATATTCCATCGTTGCAACTTTGTACGCATTCAGCGTAATTTCTTTTAACTGATGAGTCTGAGCAGCACCAGGAGATGCAGTCGTACCGAACTGAGCGTTAGTAACCCAAGTTGCAAGACCAGCTTCAGGATTAACAGGAATAGTCATCACGTTGGTTTGCATGTTGATTCCACGGAACAACGGAGCAACAACTAAACGACGACGAATTTCGTCTTCCATGTTACGAGAAACTTCTAGTTCCCAAGTTGCGCTAGGCAAGTGAGCACCAGTCTTTTCGATCAGTGATTGACCGAACTTGGTATCGGCAATTGATTTGCCCATGATACGAGCAGCAAGAACTGCCTTTTCACGATCAGCGTAACCAACGGCTTCGCCAGTTTGCTTATCAGAGAAAGACATCTTGCTCTTCTGGATAGCTTCCAGTTCAGCAGCCTTTTCTTTGATTGAAGCCTCTAGGCCACTAAGAACGCTCTTGCTAGCTTCAGTTTGATCAGCGAAACGCTTTTCAATATCAGCAAGCAGACGCTCAGCGCCAGACTCTTGAGTTTGAATAGCAGACTTGATC